GGGGGGGTAAAATCCCTCAATGAGCGCTTCGACCATTTTTGCCGCGAAGGGCTCAAACATTATTATAGATTCATGGACAATATCTTCATCATGCATGAAGATAAGGTCTTCTTACGCCTCATGGCGGAGCTTGCAGTCATGCACTTGGCTAGAGACTGGAAGCTGATCATCAATAGAAGTTGGAATATTCATCGTACATGTGACGGCATAGACTTCTGTGGACAGAAGATCTTTGCCGACCATGCCCTTTTGCGCAAGCGCACCAAGCAGGCACTCTGTGCCCAGGTGGCAAGATTGCGCAAACGTGGACTTAACGATGAACAGATCCGGCGCAAGGCAGCATCCAGGCTTGGCCTAGCCAAACACGCAGATACAAAAAACTTATTAAATAAAATCGGTATGAAAAAGTATGGTCAGATTGTGAAGGCTCGCAAGGGAGAGGTTCCCTTCGAGGGCATGAGCATGGCACAGAAGAAGCATCCAGGCGATATCCTGTGCCACAACATTGAGGACTATGACAAGTTCCTCATCCTCATAGAGGATTACAAGATAGATAAGTCGAGAGTCGACTTCAAAATGGAGCAGGTCGAAGAAGTTGACGACCAGGGCGTCAAGCACATAGTCACCAAGAAGGTGCCTAAGGACCGCCTAGCCATCCGCTTCCGTTTCATCGATCACGTCCGGAAGACAGGACAACTCGATGAACATGGCGATGAGATTGAGGAGCCGGTTTGGCAACCTGAGTCGTGGTGGCTCTTTACTGGCTCAGATATTCTGGTTGACCAGGCACGCAAGGAGTGGGAACTGCTGGAAAAGGGCTTCTACACCGTTGCAGCCGAGCTAACCAACAAGTTTGGCAAGAAATTTTATAAGTTTATCTAGATGCACAAGAAATTTTATCTTTGCCGTATGTCATACTTGAGATATGACAGCAAGCATTTTCTTCTGTTCCTGAGTGAGCAGAAAGTAGAAAACTATCACCCAGACACCACCATGTCGGAGTCTGATGGCGATAGTAAGACAGTGACAGCCTACAGCTACGAGGGCACAGAGATTGACGGCTCCACTAAGATTGAGGCTGAGTCGGCAAGCTATCGCGAGTTCGTGAATGGTCTGGTTCGTACTAAGTACAGCCAGAGCGATGTCGAAGCCATCCTGTGCAACCATGGTGATGGCAACAGGGAGCACGAGACAGAGTACCAAGTATTCCAGGAGTGGCGAGAGCAGGCTAAGCAGATGGCCAGAGAGTTACTCGACCGGGATATCTCATAGTTATCAGATACGGCAGGAGGGTGACAGTCCTTTCTGCCGTATTTTTATATTCCTTATATTATATGTACCTTTGTGCCAGTTTTAAAAAAGGTACAGATATGCAGAGAAATACCAAGGATTGGATACACTACAGCTCTGCTGGCATAGTACTGCTTGCTGGCATTGTGCTTGTGTACATCAGCTTTTTTATGTCCCACGACGTCACGTCTAACGTCTTGTGGTACTTTGGGCAGAGTCTGGTTTACGTGGCAACCGTCTTTGGTTTCGCACTGACTTTTGACACCAGAGTTAAAGACATTATCAATAAATATTTTAACAATAAAAATGGCACGCAAGATTAAGAAAATTTTCGTTCATTGTACAGCAAGCCGACAGTCATGGTCTGTCGATGCCTTGCTCAAGGAATTTAGAAACAAAGGCTGGCATTATCCAGGCTACCACTGGGTCGTAACCGCTGATGGCAAGTACACGCAGCTCATGACAGAAGACCTGCCGTCCAACGGAGTCAAGGGGCACAATTTCGATTCAGTCAACGTGGCATACATGGGTGGAATATCCCGCACAGGCAAGGCTATCGACAACCGCACAGAGGCACAGAAACTAGGTTTGCGTGAGTTGCTCAAGGAATTGAGAAACCGCTACCCTGAAGCCAAGATCATGGGACATCGTGACATCTCGCCTGACAAGAACCACAATGGAGTGGTCGATCCATGGGAGCGCATCAAGGAGTGTCCTTGCTTTGACGCAATTCCGGAATATGCCGACATTTAACATCAAGGATTATGCAGAAACATCTCAAGTCAATCATCATGGCCATATCGGTGATATTGGTCATCATCGCCTGTTTCTGGGTTTTTGACCATCGACAGCAGCGAGCGGAGCAGGAACTGAGAGAACAGCTCAATGGGCTGAAACTTCAGTATGCTCCAGCCGAGCGAGACACCATCCGAGACTCGCTCACGGTCATCACGCAGCAGGTGCTGCAGATGCCGGCTGAGGAGTACAAAATTCAGGCCTACGACCGCCAACTGCTCCATGACCTGGACATTCGTCTTGGCCAGGTCTTGGCAGACCAGCGCACGAGTCTGAGTACTGCTGATACGGTCAAGACTGACCGCAGCGACTCGGTCTATACCTACAGCGACCGATGGCTCAGTTTCCGTCTCAATACGGCGGACTCCATCTTGACATACAAGGCGAGAGATAGCCTCCAGACCATCGTCTACAGGCAGTACAAGCACAGATTCCTCTGGTGGCGGTGGGGCACCAAAGGCTATGATGTCAAGGTCATCAACTTCAATCCCCATTCCAACATATTATATAACAGCTATATACAAGTCAACCGATAATGGCAAGACAAGAGGTATATACAACAGTCATCAAGCTCAACTCAGAGGAGGCAAAGAACCGACTCAAAGAGTTGGAGGACAGAGTCGCTCGTCTGAAGAAGGCAAAACAAGATGCCTTCTCGGCGGGCGATTCCCGTTTAGGCGCATCCCTCGCCAAGGATCTGAAGGCCGCAGAGCGAGAGATGAAGCAATTCAAGAACTCAACCATGAGCGTAAAGGAGACACTCGACAACCTGTCTAGTGCAAGCCTCGGACAGCTGGAGAAGGCAGCAAGACATCTGAAGGGGCAGATGAAGGCAGCATCTGACCCTTCAGACTTTGCAAAATTGGACGCTCAACTCTCCAAGGTTAAGGAGCAGATGCTTGCCCTGAAGGGCGCGACACGCAAGGCTGATGAGGAAGCAAGACGCATGACCGCAACGGTGTCAAACCTGAAACATGCTTCACTCAATGACCTCAACTTCACAGCTTCCAAGCTACGTAGTCAGATGGCTGACTACGACCCGACATCTACCATGTACGCCTCTCGATCTTCGCAGCTGAAGCTGGTCGAGGCAGAGCTGGAACGCATCCGACAGAGCGAGCAGAAGGTGGTTACACTCATGCAACAGTATGACAAGGAGATTGACCGCACAAATGTGGACATCAAGGAGACAAAGCGGCAGATGCAGCTAGTCAATAACACCATGTCCAACCTCAAAACCTCCTCCATCCGTGACCTGGAGTACTCCATCAAGGCACTGAACCAGCAGATGCATGGCATGGAGCGTGGTACCGAGCAGTTCAAGCAGATGGAGCTGAAGGCGAAGCAGCTGAAGGCAGAACTGCAGGCAGTCAGAGCCGAAGGCGTAGCTCAAGAGTCCTGGATCAAGCGCTCTGCAGACTGGTTCAACCGCATGCAGGGTCTTGCTCTCGGTACAGTCGCTGCCATTTCCGGTATCACCTTCACAGTCAAGAAGTGTGTGGAGGAGTATGCTAAGATGGATGATGAGATGACCAACGTCCGGAAATATACAGGACAGGCAGCCGAGGAAGTCGAGCGCATGAACGAAGACTTCAAGAAGATGGATACCCGAACTCCTCGACAGAAGCTCAACCAGCTCGCCGAAGATGCCGGAAGACTCGGCATCACATCGACGGCTGCAGTTGAGGAGTTCGTCGATGGTGCCGATAAAATCAATGTCGCACTCGGTGATGACCTCGGCGATCAAGCAGTCTCTCAGATCGGTAAACTCGCCCAGATGTTCGGCGAAGACAAGACCAAAGGTCTGCGAGGTGCCATGTTGGCGACAGGTTCTGCAGTCAACGAACTGGCTCAAAATTCTTCTGCCTCTGCCGGTTATCTCGTTGACTTCACAGCGCGTGTAGCTGGTGTCGGCAAGCAGGCAGGCTTCACACAGGCACAGATTATGGGTCTCGCATCAGTTCTCGACCAGAACATGCAGCAGGATGAGACGGCGGCGACAGCTGTGCAGAACCTTCTGGCAAAAATGTTTCAGGACTCCGCAAAGTTTGCTCAGATTGCAGGTCTAAATGTCAAGGAATTCGCAAAGACGTTAAAGGAGGACGCCAATGGCGCACTCCTCCAATTCCTGGCAGCCATGCGAGCCAAGGGTGGATTCGCAGACCTCGCACCTATGTTCGAGGAAATGAAGATGGATGGATCCAGGGCTACTGGAGTCCTCACCGTCCTCGCAGACAAGCTCGATGACATCAAGACTGCCCAGGACCTGGCAAGCGAAGCATATTCCGAAGGCACATCCGTCCTCAATGAGTTCGAGACACAGAACAAGAGTGTACAGGCTCAACTTGACAAGGCGAGCAAGAAGTTCCTGGATCTCTCCATCGAGCTGGGCCAGAAACTCTATCCTGCAGCACGATATTGCATATCTGCAGCCAGTCTCGGAGTTCGAGCACTCTCCACACTCGTTGATTTCGTCAAGGATTATTGGCGCATATTAATTGTGCTGACAGCTGCCATCATCACCTATACTGCAGTATCTAAGGCCAAGTTGATAGCAGAAAAGGCGCAGATGGCATGGCTCAACATCATGATTCTGCGCGAAAAGGCGCATCTCGTCCTTGTGGGTCTCAAGACATCTGCTCTCAAGACTATGGAAATTGTCCAGATGGCGTTGACACGCGAAATAAAACTGACCACAGCAGCGCAGATGTTGTGGAACAAGGTATTGTTGGCCAACCCGATTACAGCCGTGATTGCTGTCGTTGCCGGTCTGACTGCCGCCATCGTCACCCTGTCTAAAGAGACGAGCACCGCAGAGCAGGCGCAGCGTGACTACAATGATGCCGTGACAGATGCCAACAAGCAGGCAGCAGAAGAGGAGGCATCCATCATGCGCCTGGTATCTGCTATCCAGTCAAATACCAGTGCCGAGTCCGATCGAAAGGCTGCACTGGAGGAACTCAACGGCAAGCTGATGAGTCAGCACCTGGGCAACATTACTGAAGAGGCTGTTCGCACAGGTCAGGCAACAAGGCAGATTCAGTCGTACATCGACATGATGAAGAAGAAGATCGTCATCGATGGCTTGCAGAAGAAGCTGGCTGAGTCTATAGCCAAGCAGGCTGAAAATGAAGACTTGCTAAACGAAGCAGACAACGACAAGCGTGGTTTTTGGACAAAAGTTTGGGGACGTATTAATCCATTTGCAGATAGAAAAACAAAGATGCTAAACTTAGCATCTGATAACAGAGAAGCGTTCAGGGAGACGGTAAACCACGAAATTGAGAGAGAAAGGCAGTACCAGCAGAAGCTCATCGATAAGATTAAACAGCTGGAGTCCCAGCACTTCGAAATCAATGATCCAGAACCATGGCGAAACAATGGCTACAATGGCAAGGGCAATGATGGTACCATCATTAAGAAGCAGAGTACAGCCGGCACTCATCAGGTTTCAGAAAAAGAGCGCAAGGCTCGTGTCAAGGCAGAGAAGGCAGCTGCAGCAGAAGCACGCAAGCGTGAGGCAGAAGCCAAGCGCAAGCAGAAGCAGGCAGCCGATAGCATCAAGGCTGAGACCAACGAACTGATGGCAGAAAACGCCAAAGCCTATGCAGAAGGCAAGAAAACCTATCAGCAGTTCATCGACGACCGACAGAGCATCCAAATTAAGGGTTTTGCCAAGCTGAAACAGTTGTATGGAGCTGAGAGTAATGAGTACAAGCAGTTACTTGACAACCAGGTCAATGTTGTCAAGCAGCATGATGCTGCCATTCAGAAGATGAATGAGCAGACCATTGAGCGTGAACGCCTCCAGAAGGAGGCTAGCATCAAAGCTCAGTACAATGATGCCAGTTCAGCTATCTATCAGAATGATACCGCTCTCAATGAAGCCCTATATAAGAATGATGTCGAAGCCATGAAAAAACGTCTTGCACTCTACAAAGACAGAGAGGGCAGCGAGGAGTGGCTGGATCTGAAGGCTGAAATGGAACAGGCTGAGCTCGACCACCAGCTGCAGATGCAGGAGTCATACCAGAACCAGCTGCGTGAACTACGTCAGCAGTTCGGTAAGCAAGACTTGCAGGCACAGGAGACCATGTACCTCAATGGCCTTGACAATCTCTACAAGCAGGGATTGATCAAGGAGGAGGAATATCAGCAGATGAAGTTGGAGATAACCAAGCAGTTCGCTGCACAGAGAGCGCAAATTGATGCTGATGATCATGGTGCTGGTAGCGCTCAGCTGAAGATTAATGATAAGTCATCAGAGATGGTCAACAGCGCCAGGGCTGCAGCAGGTGAGTCCCAGTTGACCGGCAATGCAACTCTGGGTGGATACTTCTCTTCACAGATTCAGAACTACCAGAACACCATGGAGAAGTTGAAGGAGTTGTATGGCAACGACAAGCAGAACCATGCTGCATACATGCAGGCCAAGGCGCAGGTGACAGCCAACTTCCTCGACAACATGGTGCAGCAGACATCTGCGGCATACAACGGCATCAACAACATTCTTTCTTCTGCGTCAGCATACGCTCAGGCATGCTCAGACCTGGAGCAAGCCAAAATCTCCAAGAACTACGAGAAACAGATTGCTGCAGCTGGCAAAAACTCGAAGAAAAAGAAAAAGTTGGAAGAGAAGCGTGACAAGGAACTGGCTGCTGCCAAGTCGAAGGCTAACAAGAAGGCGATGAAGATAGAGATTGCTCAGGCAATCGCATCTACCGCCATGGCTGCCATCAATGCATACTCTTCTGCTGCTGCCATCAAGGGTACCGGCTGGTTGTTGGCACCTATAGCTGCAGGAATGGCCACAGCTGCCGGAATGTTGCAGATTGCGACCATCAAGAAGCAACACCAGGCTGAAGCTGCCGGATACTATGAGGGTGGATATACTGGCGGTACCAGGTACAGAAAGGAGGCTGGAGTTGTGCATGAAGGTGAGTTCGTGGCTAATCACAATGCCGTCAACAACTCATCCATCCGTCCGGCTCTTGACCTCATCGATAGGGCACAGCGCTCCAACACTGTTGGCTCGCTGACCGCTGCTGATATCACACGTTCTCTGGGACAGGGCAGCAGTACCGTGGTGGCTCCTGTAGTCAATGTTAACAATGACAACACCGAAGTACGCCAGTCCCTCGATGGTGTCAATGCAGCCGTCAGCCGTCTGACACAGACGCTTGACGATGGCATTGAGGTTGAAGTTCCGATATCTGGTCGTAGAGGTCTGCACCGCAGACTGCAGGATTATCAGCGCATTTTAAACAATAAGTAGTGGAATATGATAACATGCATCATCAATGGCCATAAGGCCTATCCCATTTCTACATCATCCATCAAGGTGACATACGCCAACCAGTATGTCACCGATGATGGTGAGTACACCTATGACATCACCTTCCCCATGAATATCCTGGAGAACCGTGTCATATTCAAGAATGTCTCACGCTTGGAAGTCAAGAAGAACATCGCCAAATACGATGACTGCAAGCTGTACTGTAACAGCCAGCTCATCATGAGTGGTGTCGGTACCATACTCTCCGTGAATGAGAAAGAAATCAAACTGCAGATAGTCGGAGGCAAGTCCCGCATCAAGTTCAACGACCGCATGACCAAGCACTACATCGATGAGATTCCGTTTGGCACAGCTGACAAGCCCGGTTATACAGTTGATAAGGGCTGTTCTCAAGGATGGAAAGGTTTTCAGAAGATTAATGACATCTATAGATTGGATGATGATAAATCGAAGTTCCTGGGAGTAGAGGGTAAATGGTGTTTTGTTCCTATACGGGACGAAACAAATGATATGATTGCCAATTTTGTCGGAGTAGATAAAACGAAAGCATTTATTGGCTACAATGCACCATTTATCATGAACCTGGCTGTTCAGCCAAACTTAATGTATATCTTCCGTAAAGTGGTAGAATATGAGGGATATACGCTCAAGCGCAACGACTTCGACTGCAAGCCGTGGAACCTCCTGTATATCGCATCGGCCTACAAGACTCGTGAGCTGCGAAGGGCACTTCCTCATTGGTCGAGCTATACTTTTATAGAGGAATTTCGAAAGCTTTTCAATGCCACAATTGTTTTTGATGATATTCAAAAAACTTGTTCTGTTATCAAAAAATCAGAGCTGACAACCGCAGATTCCGTAGCGATTGAAACTCTGGACGAATACACAACGGACTACGACGAAGACGGATCCTTCTCCACGTCATCTACAGCAAATCTGGAGTATAATCTGGGTGATTCTGCAAACAGAGATAACTATGAAGTTATCTCAAAAAAAGTCTTCGAGAATTTTGAAATAGTCCATAGTACAGCTACCTGGGACCCGCAAAATCAGTTCCAAGGAACAACACAGTCATGGTCTGAAAAACAAAAAAGACAGACCATCATTGAGTGTAATGGTAGTTACTACATATATGTAGAGAATGAGGGCGGTTCAAAAACATGGCAGCTGGCAGGCGTTTGGTCACCATTAATCAGAGACAGTTCATCGGATGATTATGTCGATCTGAACATATCTCCTGCAGCACAAGTTGTAGAAGATATCAACTTCAAGACAGGATTCCTAGAAGATAATTACTACGAGAAGCGTTGCCTGCTGTCAATACCTAATAACAAGGAAGCGGATTCAAAGGAGTGCGATGTTGATGATGACGGATTCAGCTACACATCCGTGCAGGATGCGATAGATGATGAGTCAACACTCGACAAGTCCGAAGATGATCAGGAATGCATGAATATATTCTTCATTATTCCAGGAGAAGTACAAGTTGACAACAAATTTAGTTGGGTTAGAGCGAAGTCTAGGTGGCCAAAATTCAAAACCGACTACCGAATAAATAAAGAATATTGTGGTAGTACCGAAGGAGGGTTTGGTGGAAACGGAGGAGGTACCTTTAAAGAAAAGTATCCTTACTCTCTGTCGATTTGTACGAAATCTACTAATGATGTTGTTACTCTGGGCTGCTTACATGATAATGGTCTAAGATTAGACAATAAAAACTGCATGGAGGCCAAGTTCAAGTCTGATGACATACCGGATCCATCCAAGATATACATCATCCGCAACAAGAAATATGTGTGCGAGAAGATAGAGATGGAAGTCAAGGACGATGCCATTGAGCCAGTTTACACGGGATATTTTTATATGCTATCATAATATATATAATAAGGTGGGGAGCAATTAGCTCTCCACCTTATTATATTATAGGATACCCTGATAGTTCTTGATATACTCATTCGCCTTCTGTATATCCTTAGGCGTATAGATGTCTGTGATGAGTATAGATGAGTGTCTCGCCTGGTCTCTGACCGACAAGACGTCGGCATTGGCCCGCAGCATATTGGTGATGCCTGTGTCTTTTAAGCTGTAGAACTTGAAGCGAGGTGAGAGCTTCAGTTCCTTCCTCAGGACCCGAGTCCAGTAGTCTCTGAACATTTTCTCATTCTTTCTTTCAGATCCAGGCATGAACCCGTCAGAAAAGAGGTAGTCCTGCCCTGGGTGTGAGAAGATGTTGAGTTCCAGCATCAGCTTGATGACATGAGTCGGCAACGTAATCACGGCATCATTGCCATTCTTAGTGTTCTCGCCATGCAGAGTGAGTGTCTGAGTCTTGATATGAATATCACAGATTCTGAGATAGGACATCTCTCGAGGGCGGATGAAGAGGTAGTGAATGATTTCACACGCCAGCAGATAGTGCCTGTTATGCTCCATCAGATAATCTCTGATGAGCTGCATGGTGCAGTCCGGTATGACATCTCTGCTTTTCTTCTGCCTGGTCTTGATACGTTCCAAACCTTCTGTTGGATTCTTGGGTATATAGCCTCGAGCCAGCAGATAAGCGGAGAAACTCTTAGTCCAGGCAAGATAGTTGTTGCGGGTCAGGACTGTATTATTGCGGTCGATGAAAATGTAGTCCAGGAACTTGCTAACATTACCTCTGTCCCATTGGTATGAGTAGTTGAGCGTTATTCTTTTCTCTTGCTTCCATTTTTCCAGGATGCGGAGACGACTGCTATAGTCGACATAAGTCTCCTCACGCATACTACCCTCGTTGCACATTTTGGCCAGATAAGACTTATACCTGTCGAGCACGTCATCCCATTTAGTATATTCCAGGGGCTGCAGCTCCTCAATCCAAGGATTCCATCCAGCCATAAGTTTCTCGGTGAGATTCTTAATAACCTGGTCGGCATAGGCACGTTGGTTCCGCTTGCCCTTGATATGGTCAAGCATAATTTTTTTCTTTCTCATGCGGTTGACTCCTGGATCAAACGCCAAGAAGGAGATATAACATTCTGATTTCTGATGCAAAACTGGAGGTTTCCAGCCAATGACACTGCTAAGAATTGTGTCATTCGAATTTGGAGCATAATTTTTTTTAGCCATATCTTAATTTTTTTTCAGATACAGCCTATTATTAATAATTTGTATAGGAATGATACCGAAATTGTACCGACCATTTTGACCACGACCAAGGCAAATCCTCAGTGTTTACGGCACATCTGACGGCTTTTGGTCGGGATTACTGGACTCGAACCAGCGACCTCATCGTCCCGAACGACGTGCGCTACCAACTGCGCTAAATCCCGATATCTGCTGCAAAGGTACATTAAATAATGGATAATACCAACAAAAATAGACTTTTTTATCTTTTTTTGAAAGAAATTTCCCGAAAAATTTGCAGGAACCAGAAAAAAGTATTACCTTTGCACCCGCAAATGATAAATCGCGATTTGTGAAAGTTGGTGCCATAGCTCAGTTGGTAGAGCAAAGGACTGAAAATCCTTGTGTCCCCGGTTCGATTCCTGGTGGTACCACTTCTTTATGAGACTGAATCTTCGTAACAGGATTCAGTCTTTTTTTATGCCCTTTTAAAAAAGTTTATTTTATACTTGTGCAAACGTTTGCGTAAGAAAAATGCGCCAGGATGTTTTATAATAGCTATTTTTTCACTACTTTTGCATTGTAAAATTCAAAAACAAACCAAAAAATTAATCTAACAAACATTCGTTAAAATGAAAAAAGCTTATTTATTATTGTTGGCTGGAATGTTGTCTACGGCAGTATTTGCCGGCAGCAAACAGACGATAAAGATTGATGGTCAGGTCATAGAAAAGACTGTCTCAGAGATTACCTTTGATGGCGACAATGTTGTTCTTCAGTATTCAGATAATACATCTGATCAGGCAGATATGTCGCTCGTAACCCTTTCTTTCACTTATCAAACTACCGGCATCAGCCAGATAGAAGATATAAAGAAAGCATTGCAAGGAAAGGTTTATAACCTTCTGGGCCAGTGTGTAGGTTCTTCCCTCCAGGGTTTGTCTAAGGGTGTTTATATTATTAATGGTAAGAAAGTGATTATCAAATAAAAAAAGGAGGAACGCAAAATGAAGAAAATCGTATTTACTTTGGCACTCCTCCTGATGAGTTTGAGTGCTGCTGTGGCACAGACATGGACATTTAAGATTACCCATGCCGTGGCTCGTAACAGCAAGGTGAACCAGATGTATGTTACCACCAAGTCGGGTGATGTGAAGTATTATAATACTGCAGACTTGACAAGTGTGAAGTTTGAAGGTGATAAGGCAATTATCGCACCTAAATCAGGTTCAGAGAATGATGAGTATGATGCTTCTGTTCAGAAAATCAGTTTCGCTAAGAAAGTAGATCAGGGCGAAAGTGGTGATATTGGCAATCCTGCAGGTGTGATTCAGATTACTGAGGCAAAGGGCTGGCAGGAGTCTGCCTACCTGAAGTGGGCTCCATTCGAGGGTGCTTCTTCTTATAATGTATATGTAGGTGACAAGAAGATTGATGCTCAGCTGGTTCGTAAGTATGCTTCTTACTATCGTGCCGATGTTCTCGGTTTGAAGGAAGGCACTTATTCTGTAAAGGTTGTTCCTGTAAATGCTGAAGGTAAAGAGATTGCTGGTGCCAATACAGCTTCTAACTTGGTAGTAAAAAGCTACAATCGTGAGGGCTTTGCTCATTTCAAGTATGCTGGTGTAGGTGCTTATAATAATGATGGTACTTTGAAGGCTGGTGCTAAGGTTCTGTATATTACAGCCAAGACAGCTAAGACCGTTTCTACAACCGTCAATACAGGTAAGCTTGAGACGATTACAGGTCTGCAGTCTATTATTGATGCATATTCAAAAGGTAAGGATAAAACCCCAATCGCCTTCCGTATCATCGGTAAGGTAAATCTTTCTGATTTGGATCACATTTCAAGTTCTGCAGAAGGTTTGCAGATTAAGGGAGCTATGATGAATATGACATTCGAAGGTGTCGGTGATGATGCTACCGTATATGGCTTCGGCTTCTTGCTTAGAGAGGCTGAGAGTGTAGAGTTCCGTAACTTTGCTATCATGCGTTGCCTGGATGATGCCATGTCTCTTGATACTAAAAACTATCATGTATGGATTCACAACATGGATCTCTTCTATGGTAAAAAGGGTAGTGCTGCCGACCAGGCTAAGGGTGACGGTACTGTAGACATCAAGGGCGATTCTAAGTATGTTACTGTAGCTTACAATCGCTTCTGGGATAATGGTAAGGCTTCTATGTGTGGTATGAAGAGTGAAACTGGTGAAAACTGGATTACTTATCATCACAACTGGTTCGACCATTCAGACTCTCGTATGGCTCGCGTTCGTACCATGAGTGTTCACATGTACAACAACTACTATCAGCACAATGATGTTTATGGTATTGGTGCAACCAGTGGTTCAAGTATATTCATGGAGTCTAACTACTTTGATGCTGTTAAGCGTCCTATCATGAGTTCTTTGCAGGGTACTGATGCCAAGGGTGATGGTACTTTCTCTGGTGAGAAAGGTGGTTTGATTAAGGCATACGGCAATGTATTTACCAACAAGCCAGCAAACTTCAGCTATATCCCATACGCAGAAAACAATACAAGCTTTGATGCCTACGAGGTTTCTGAACCAAGTGAGCAGGTTCCTACAAGCGTAAAGACTTTGGTTGGTGGTACTTCTTACAACAACTTCGATACCAACTCAAGCCTCATGTATGCATACACAGCAGATAAGGCAGAAGATGTTCCTTCTATTGTAGAAGGCTTCTATGGTGCAGGTCGTTTGAATCATGGTGACATTGATTTTGTTATTCCTGATGAAACAGTCGTAACAAATGGTCACCAGCAGCCATTGCCTGCTTTGGCAAGCCTTCTCGACTCTTATACTTCTGGTGTTGTCAAGGTGTTCGGTGAGAGCAATGCTGCTGGCGAAGGTGGTTCTACAGAAGGTGGCAGCACTGGTGGTTCTGGCGAAGGTGGTAGTACTGGTGGCTCTACCGGTGGTACAACAGAAGGTGGCAGTACTGTAACTCCTATCGAGGGTACTGTTTTGGTAACATTCACAGATTCTAAGCCTTCAAGTAGCATAGTAACAGTTTCAGGTAACTATGCTACAAATAAGGGAACTGCTACTATTGACGGCACTTCATATTCTACTTGTGTAAAGATGGAGTCTGCAACTAATATCTCAGTAACTGTTGATAAGAAAGTCACAATGACCCTTTATTTCAGTTCTGCAGATAGCAAGACGAACGCCAAAATTGATGGAAAGAAGCCTGCTGAAGTAAATGCAGTTATTGATTCAACAGCTAAGACAATGACTGTAACATTGGATGCAGGTTCTCATACTATTACAAAGCAGGATACATGCAACCTCTTCGGTATTAAACTTGTACCTGTAAAAGAGTAAAGGTATAGAACTGATTTAAAGATTCCTGCCTCTTTAATGAAAAAACGGACAAAAGCTAGATAAAGATTTGCTTTTGTCCGTTTTTTCTTTATTTTTGTCTTAAATCTATCTGCTGTTTTCTTCTCTTTTCCCTACTTTTGCAACCGAAAACAATTTTAAACGTAATATTTAAACGTAAAACGCAACCTAAAAGTAAAACAATGAACGCAATCCAGAATTTAGCAAAGAGAAGTTTGCTTCTCGTGGCATTGTTCGTCATCGGATGTCTGCAACTCATGGCGCAGACAAGAACCATCAAAGGTGAGGTGACAGATGCGCAGAATGGTGAGGCTCTGATTGGCGCCACTGTCATGGTGGAAGGCGAAAAGGGCGGTACAGTTACTGATTTTGACGGTAACTTCAGTCTTCAGGTATCTTCTTCAGCCAAGAAGATCAAGGTATCTTATATCGGTTATATTGATAAGGTACTTTCTATCTCAGACAATATGAAGGTGAAACTCGAATCTGACAGCAAGGCGCTGGCTGATGTCGTGGTCATCGGATATGGTACGGCAAGAAAGAGTGACCTGACTGGTTCCGTAGCTACCGTGAAATCGAAGGACTTTAATAAAGGTCTCGTTTCTTCTCCAGAACAGTTGATCAACGGTAAGGTTTCGGGTGTACAGATTATGTCCAACAGTGGTTCTGCCTCTGCCGGTAGTACCATCCGTGTGCGTGGTGGTGCATCTCTTAATGCCAGCAACGACCCTCTTATCGTGCTTGATGGTGTGCCATTGGAGCAGGGTGGTATCTCGGGTAACAGCAGCAACTTCCTCAGCATGATCAACCCTTCTGATATCGAGAGCATGA